CTATAAGATTTTGATACATCACCAAGACATCTATCATTAGAATAAAATCCATAATGATTTAATCTTATTTCAACATTAATGCATTCAGACTTTGCTTGTGGTATCATACATCAACTCCCGTCTGTATTTTAAGATCAACAAATACATCTGTTAAATCATCTATTATACTATCAATAGATGAAACAGTAACAGGATCAATATATGCGTCATCATTAGATTTTAGTTTATCTAATTTATTTATTTGTTTATTAAGATTAGTAAGAGAAGTTTTGATTTTACTACGTTCATAGTTTTCTGCCTTATTCTTACTATCTCTATAATCGTGGCCATCATCCCTTTGTGTCATTTTCATCCTCCTTGTAATGTTCAGTTAAAAATGTATCTACAGATTGTGCGGTGTCATCATCTATATCTGTGATAGTGTCTGTGTACCAAGTGCCGTCGGGTCTTTCAACTGTGGTTGTAATAGCCCACCCTGTACATTTAAGCGTCATTGGTTTATCTCCGTCATAGTGACCTGTATGTGTATATTAACACCTTGCTCACCATTTATCTTACGGTCTATTGATTTTAATAAATCTAGAAAGTCATCTACATTTATATATTCATCACTAGCCGTGTGAAATAACACTTTGTCTTTTTCACGTTTGTCTTTTTTTGGATTGTACTTTGATCCAATCTTATTGATTGCATAACTATCTGCGTATGTACTCATTTTAGTCCTCCGTTTTTGGTAATGACATGATCATCATAATCACGCCTGTTGACGTTATAAAAAAGCCCGTTGTCCTGCAATTATGCCAAGCAACGATACATCCAAGAACTGCGAGGGCAAAGCCCCCGCAAGTCATAAGTATATTACTACCCATTAACAACCTCTTTAACTTCCTCAACTTCGGTGAAGTTATGATTGTCACGTGATATCTTAAAGTCGGGCTTGATGAATGCACAAGCGACAAGCAAGTGCCATACTGCAAGATCATAGACTTCCTCACGTGTCTTACAAAAGTTAAAAGTAACATCCTCGTCGGGATAACGCTTAACGGTTCTCGCATGGCGTTTAAGGTTCATACTCTCACAAGGGCCGTATATAATTATTTCGTCCTTGTGAATTTCCACTTCACAATATTTCTTGATCTGTGGTAGTTCAGACCAACTACGAATATAGTCGGCCTCCATTTTAACCTTACTCCACTCATTGTCAGTAAAGTCTGTTGGTTGTGTCCAATAGTTAGTATATCCCATTTTTATCCTCCTTTTTAGTTATATTGGTTTTAGAGATAAGTTTATTAACGTCCACCATTTTGGCACGAATGTTAATTGGTTGACGTACTGCTTGACATAAACAATCGTACACGGATTGACCCGTGTACAATTTTCCTTTTATACGCATTTTAATCATTACCAATCCTTTCTATTTTCGGGTTTGATAAGAATAGCGTCGCCGACAATAACGCCGTCAAACAATTTATTATAAAGTTTAGTAGCTAAATGATTGACAGGTTTTCTTTTTAAAAGACCCTCCTCATCAACCAATAAACAACCATACTTTTCTAGATCAACTAACTCAACATAACCACCGACAACCTTTTGCGCTTCTTCAAGCGTTGGTTCAACTTCATATTCAGTTAATGTTGGTTTGTTAGTTTTAATTACTGTGACAGTTTCTTGTGTCATAGGTTCACTCCTTTCATAAGTTAACTAAAGTTAATTATTATAAAATTATTAATAAACTTACAACCCATAAAATAAAAAATTTAATTTATTGTTTTTCAAGTGCTTTAGGTTTATACTTACCAAACATGACTAGAATGCTTACAGATCAACAAAAACGCTTTATTGAGTACTTTAGCCAAACAGGGAACGCAACACAGAGTGCGATCAAGGCGGGGTATTCAGAAAAGACTGCTGAACAACAGGGCTACGAACTAAAAAACAAGCTATCCAACGAGATTGATGACGCTACACGTAAGCTGTTGTCTAGTGCTGTTCCAATGGCCGTAGATAAACTTAAATCCTTGATTGAGGGTGATAAGATTAGTCCAAGCGTAAAACTAGGGGCTATCAACTCCCTGCTAGATCGTACAGGATACCAAACTACGCACAAAGTAGAGGACGTGACAGGCAAAAAGACAGACGAGGAACTGCGCCAAGAACTCCAACATCTGTTGGGTGCGGTGCGTATCGTAACACCTACCGACAACGGCGGGGGTAATGGTTCTATAAACTAGGCCTTATTCCTCCATATCTCATCATATAGACACATACACAGACAGGAACGACACTTATACCGTAGGTAAGCTCTAGCCCTAATCCTGCGCATATATGGGTCAGATAATGGATATCCGCACACACACACACGCCCTGCCGAGCAAGGTCTGGCGCTTGTGTTGTGGTCTTGTTCTATGTCAAAGCATGGCCTCCTACTCTAAATATGCTACCTACTACGCTACACAGACAGGGCTTCGTTCTTCTTTTGTTCTAATGAAGGCCAAAAAACAGACCCCCACCCCCCAAAAACATTTCCGCATCCTATTACAATGGATTAATCCGCATAGCGATTGGGAAAAATTGATATTAACACAAGTTAATACTTGCATATGTGTAGCAAAACGGTTATTTATGGTTTATGGGGGATAAAGCATGGAAACAAAGGGAAAGAAATATTGCTAAATATTTTAATGGAACAAGAAACGCTTTATCTGGTGGTAATAGTAAAATAACTAGGGCTGATGTTATACATCCTAATTTATTTGTTGAATGTAAGTTAAGAAAAAAGCATAGTGCAATTAAATTATGGGAGGATACAAATGAGTTGGCTAAAAAAGAAAATAAGACGACTGTGGTTGCGTTGTGTGAAGCTAATAGAAAAGGCAGTTGGCTTGTAATACATAGTGAAGATCTAGATAGAATTATTGATGAACGAAGAATTGCAAAGAGCAGTAGAGATACTTAAAGAATTAGAACGCCGTAAGGCGACTAATAGAATGGTTGATTATGCACCTTATGAATATCAAAAAAAATTTCATGGGGATAAATCATCACAACGATTGCTGATGGCTGGAAACCGTGTCGGCAAGTCTTTTTGCGGGGCTATGGAAATGGCGTACCATGTGACGGGTAGATACCCAACGTGGTGGGAAGGCAGAAAATTTACTAGACCAATACGTGCTTGGGCTGGGGGTGTTTCAAATGAAACGACTAGGGATGTCTGCCAAAAAGAACTTGTCGGCCAACCAGATGATCCAGAAGCAAAAGGTACAGGTTCAATACCATTAAAATATATTGCAGATACAGTTAGAAAAGCAGGTGTACCAAATGCATTAAACAGCGTAGTAGTCAAACATATATCGGGTGGTAATTCTAGAATAGGATTTAAGGCCTACGAGATGGGCAAAGAAAAATGGATGGGTGAAAGTGTAGATGTTATATGGCTAGACGAAGAACCACCACCAAGTATTTATTCACAAGCATTAACACGTACAGCAGATAAAGGCGGAATTGTGTATATGACGTTTACGCCAGAAAGCGGTATGACAGAAACAGTTGCACAATTTATGAACCAACTAAAAGATGGACAAGCATTGTTTACTGCAGGATGGGATGATGCCCCGCATATGACACAAGAAGTTAGAGAACAAATATTACAAGCGTTACCACCACACGAAAGAAAGATGCGTGAAAAAGGAATACCACAATTAGGTTCTGGTTTAGTTTTTCCTATAGCAGAAGAAGATATAGTTTGTGATCCAATAGAGATACCAGATCATTGGCCTAGAATATGTGGTTTAGATTTTGGGTGGGATCACCCTACAGCCGCAGTATGGACTACATGGGATAGAGATAGTGATATAGTTTACGTTTATGATAGTTATTCTTTACGACAAGAAACTGTACCTGTTCATGCGTCAGCAATAAAATCTAGAGGTAATTGGATACCTGTAATATGGCCTATGGACGGCAGACAAGCAGATAAAGGTTCTGGTAAAAATTTAACAACGCAGTACAGAACAGAAGGTGTAAACATGACTAGAGAACATTTTAGTAATCCACCAAGTTTGGGTCAAAAAGAAGGATCTGGAGGTAATAGCGTTGAGGCAGGGGTTATGGAAATACTAACCCGTATGCAGACAAAGAGATTGAAAATATTTAAAAATCAGAGTAAACTGCTAGAAGAACTACGGATGTATCATAGAAAAGATGGTAAGATTGTACCAGCTAATGATGATGTCATATCCGCAATGAGATATTGTATTATGTCATTGAGGAAAGCAAGGGTAAAAAATTACGAACCTTTACAGATACGTTCCGATAGTGAGTTTAATATATTTAGATAAGGAAAGGAACTATGGGCGGATTTGTAAGAAGAATAATTAGAAGTATTACTAGACAACCAAAACAAGTTGTAGTGCAACAACCTGCACAAACTGTTTCTCAACCTGCTACAGTAGATGCACCAGCACCTACAGAT